GATCGTTATGTCAACAATGATGATCTTGGTGATATTACTTCGGTTTCTATTTTAGATTATGAAATTGCAAAGAATGATGAAAGACGTATTTTGAAAATCCCAGACTTATCTACAATAAGATCACTCGAACAAAAAATAAGAGACTTGAATAGATCATGAGCGAAAATAGAATTGATGTTTATAGATTTATATTTGATAGGATTCTTCTGGTTCCAAGTGAACCAGACAAAGCGCCTGTTGATTTGAGTGCATTCGTGAATTCTCTCGATATGTATGAGTCTCTCAACCAGATGTTTGTCCAAGGGTCTATGAAACTAACTCTACCCAAAGGATATCTTTCTTCGGTTGGTATAAAGATCAGAGCTCAAGATGCTTTGGATTTTCAAATACGTTCAATTAACACCATACTGAATAATACGTTTCAGAAAAATGAAACAAACATCTCTTGTATTTTTTATATCAACCAAATAACTAGTACGGAAATAGACAATCAAATATACGACAAAATTAATTTAAACTTTATATCAATCGAAGCAGTGAAAGATAAATCGGTTCGAATACAAAAATCATACAAGAATCAAAAACGATCGGACATTATTCGAGAAATTTATGAAAGCAGTCTTCAATCGACAGCAGAACTTTCTGGTAATGCTGAGTCAGATGACAAAGACTTTTTCTGTGTTATTCCAAACTGGAGCCCATCAAAAACCATCAATTGGTTGAAAATGGGCTGTAAGGAAAATGATATAAAAAACTTTTATTTCTTTCAAAGAATAAACAGTGACGGTGAATTGGAAACAGTATTTGAAAATTTTAAAAACCTATGCAATCAAAAACCCACACTCGGAAACGAAGACGATCCGGCGAGTGGTTATGTCTGTTCTTTAGACGTTCAAACTGGAGATGACGAACTCGATTCAGATTATGAATCACGAATGAAATCAGTCATTGGTACGCCGGTCGTAATGGAAATGGATTTTCTTGATAAGTCCACAAAAGGAGTTTGGTCAAGCACTTGTTTCTTTTATGACATAACGACAAAGAAATATACAACTAAAAAATATAATTATAAAGATTCAGCACCAAGTCCGTTGTTAAATAGTAGAGATGAAAAATTTATAACGGATAATATTTTTACAGATTTCAATGAATCATTCAACAATACTGAAAGTTCTATTTTTCTTCTTCCAAAGGCATATTTACGATTCGATGAACAAGAAACAGAACTTGGAGTTGATAGACTCGAAGAGTGGTATCAGGATCATATATCTCAAAAAGAAACTTCAATATTTAATGCAATAAGCATTGAGACTGTTGGTGACACGAACAGAAGAGTGGGAGAAACTGTTATGTTTTCTAATCTGGTCGGGAATAATTATGATGATGAAAATAGTCAAGTTGCATTTCAAAGTGATGATGGCCGAGAATATGGTGGGAAGTATTTAATTTTTGCTATTCAAAGGCATTTTGAATTCCCATATGATAAGAAACAAGGTTCATGTACGAATAAAATGATTTTAGTAAAAGATGGATTAACGAGGTCAAGTAATGTTAGAACTTAGTGGTTATCAAAATAATTTCGTTTGGTGGATGGGTGTGGTCGAAGATCGCATGGACCCCGAAAGACTCGGCCGATGTAGAGTCAGAATTTTTGGGTTTCATCCAACCGATAAGGGAAAGGTTCCAACAGAAGACTTACCTTGGTCCCATCCTATCATGCCTTTGAACAGTGCTTCAATCAGTGGTATCGGTGAGACACCACTGGGCCCAGTCGAAGGTACGCACGTTTTCGGATTTTTCCGCGACGGTGAAAACGCTCAGTATCCTGTGATGATGGGAACAATACCAGGCATTCCACAATCTGCGCCCGACGTGAGTAGTACAGAAGAATCTGGATTCCAAGACCCAGGCGAGAAGTACCCAAAGAACACCGAAAGACACGGTATCAACGAAAGCGATGTTTCTCAATTAGCAAGGTACAGATGGACAGATTGGCAAGGCAACGAACAAAAAGAAGATAAATTTCCAAAAGTGGTTCAAGATAAAATCGACAATCGAGTAAAAGATGTACCCGTTGCAAATAATCACGGATTCTTCAGTGAACCAGAAACTAAATTTGATTCAAAATATCCATACAATCATGTGACGGTAACAGAATCTGGTCACATATATGAAATGGATGATACGCCAGGAAAAGAAAGAATTCACGAATATCATTCATCGGGAACCTTCACTGAGATATATCCAAAGGGAACCAGAGTTCAAAAAGTAGTTCGAGATAATTATGAATTTACTCTCGGCGATAACTATGTCAATATCAAGAAGATCGAACTCGACGACGAGGGAACTTCTCACGGTGGAAATCTTTATGTGAGAATAGAAGGCGATGTTTATGAATTTGTCGAGGGGAATGTAGAAAGACAAATAAACGGGACTCTGACGGAAAACGTCGGTGGAAACCATCACCTCCACATTAACGGCGATCAAACTATAACAGTAGAAGGAAGCAAGGCCTGTAAGATAAAGGGAGATGACACGCAAGAGTGTTACAATTCATTAGTCAGAGTTTTAGGAACCGAAAAGAAATACACGGAAGGTGAAATCGTCCTAGACAGCCCAAAGGGAATTAACCTTCAATCAATAGGTGGAAACATTTATATTAACGCACTTCCAAATCCAAAGGGTTCGGTTGGATTTGGAAGTAAGGGTGGTAATGTGATGGTTCAATCTGGCGGATCTATTAGTATGGTCGGAACGAATAATATTCGAGTTGCTGGTATTAGAGGTGATGTTACCGTCACATCGAGTGAGGGGAATGTGAATCTTATCGCACAGCAGAAGATGTTAATGAAAAGCACCGTAGGTTCTACTACGATTAACAGTGGACTAACTACTCACATCATCTCAAATTTAAATATGAACATTGAAAGCAATCAAGATATCTCTGTAAGATCTTTGAATTTAGTAGGATCAATTGGATCCAGTACCTACATAAAAACTCCAAACTTTCAAACCGTAGGAAATTATTTTGGTGTTTTATCTGACAACTTAGCATGGATTGAATCAAAGGGATCTTTGTATCTGGATGGTAGCACTACACGCATCAATTCAGATGTAACGAGTATAAATGCTAATTCGATTTTGGATACTCAAGCAAATTCTACAAATATATCTTCCACCAGTCTAACAAGTATCACTGGAAAACCAACTAGCATTAATTAGGATAAATTATGACTTGTAAAGATTGCCAAAACGAAATACCAGACAGAACAATAGATTTGGGTTGTGGCGGAGAACCACTTGACCTCAATACCGCAGAGCAAATATCAGTTGCTCCAACAGCATCTGGCATCAACTCTTTGGACATAAACAAAATAGAAAAACCCCAATCAGCTATTCGATTTGTTTCAAATGCAGTAAAAGATATTAGTGTTCGGTTTGGTAGGGTTCAACCCGGCATCTATGTAACAGATGAACAAAGCCAAGCTTTGAATAATGAAATTGGTGTTATATTTCAAGACTTAGAAGATTCTTTATCCAACATCATCACACAGATGGCGGACAGAGAAAAAGAAATAAACGATGAAATACAAAAACAAATTTCAGAACAAGCACAGACAAGATCAAGAACTGATATTAACAGTGGGTGTGAAAACCTATTTGGTAACAAATTGATTCCTCCCGCTTCATTGGACTGGATAAACCCAATAACTGGGTCTACCAAATTGAAAATAGGATCGTGTAGATTTGTCACTGGTTGCCAGTTTTGTGATTTTCCTGGCGATTTCAATATTCCACCTTTCCCAGGCATCCCAACATGCAACTTCACATTGGTTAAAGATGATATATGCGGTCTTGAATTCTTAAATCCATTTGCTACGGTTCAAAATGTGATAAATGGTTTTCAATTGTTTTTAACTGAACTCGACACTTTCAGATATGCTTTTTTTGATTTAGCAAGTCTCGCTACTGGATTTTTGGGTAGATGTATTACTCGTATTTTAAATTGCGTAAGCAAAACATTTGCGGATCAGGATTTTAGTTCAGCTCTAGATACAATTGCTGCTCCCTTCAGAGAACAATTGTTGGCGAGTACAACTTTAACCAGTACCGCTTTGACGAAAATGAATGTAATTGTGACAACTATTCAACAAATAGTAAATACTGCCGTTGGGGAGTTATTCAAGTTTATAGACGATGTGTTGAATCTGTGCGACCCATGCGCTGTGGTCGAATCAATTACCAATCCGGCATCTCTTCCAGAAATTCCAAGTTTTGGTGGTTTGTTATAGTCATACATAAAGGGGAGAAATAATGGCCAACAGACTACAGACAACAGATCTAGATTTGAATTTTTCAGCAAACCCCATATCGGGGGACATTTCAAAAATTACTAATATTGAAGCGATAAAGCGTTCACTTCGCAATTTAGTATTTCTGAATTCATATGAAAAACCATTTCATCCAGAAATAGCTGGTAATATTCGAAATCTTCTTTTTGAATCGGAAGGGCCCTTCATAGAAGTGGATATTAAGGAAAGAATGCAAACCTTGATTACTAGATATGAACCTAGAGTAATTTTGAGAGATGTCAAGGTTGTTTCGAAACCAAATGAAAACAGTATTAATATATCCATCTATTTTTCAGTTGGTTCTAGTTCCATTGTAGATCAAATTACAACTTCAATCGAGAGAATACGATAATGTCGAAAAACACATCACTTCCAATTGATAATTTAGATTTTGATGGAATCAAAAACAATCTAAAACAATATCTTTCTTCTCAGGAAGTCTTCAGTGATTATAACTTCGAAGGCTCTGGATTAAATATCCTATTGGATCTTCTTGCGTACAATACACATTATCAAGCCTTTTATAACAACATGGTTATTTCGGAATCTTTTATAGACAGTGCTACTCGACCAGATTCCATATTCTCTCTTCTGAAACTTTTGAATTACCTACCACAATCAAGACTCTCTGCTAAGTCTAAAGTTCGAGTTTATTTTCGGAATACAGTTGGTGGAGCCAACGGCACACCAATCAACAATGGTATTCTTCCAGAGAAAAGTATATTCTCCACGGTGGTAAATTCGACGACTTATAATTTTACCAATCCGAAAGCTGTTCAGTTTACTCCATGTTCTTTTGATGCAAATGGAGATCCAACCGAATGGGTTACTGATGATTTTGAAATTGTGGAGGGTACATTTTCGACGTTAGATTATATTTTCGACGAATCTCTGCAAGATTCATATGTGATACAAGACACTACAACAGATAACAGATACTTAAGAGTTTTTGTAAAAGATTCCGAAGAAGAAAATAATACAGTATCAAATGAATGGAAAAGAGCTGACTCGCAATTAACACTTGATGATTCGAGTGAGGTTTATTTTATCCAAAGAGGACTTGGTGGTCTTTACGAAATTGAATTTGGTGATAATGTATTCGGAAAGAAACCAAACAAGGGGGATGTCATTTCGATTGAAGTTCTTTCTAGCAGTGGTGAAAATGCCAATGAAATCGGAAAGAATGACGTTTCTGGAAACAGAACATTTTCCTTTAGCTCAGCTGGAGTCGGATATGAGGTAGTCGTGATCGAGAAGTCAACAGGTGGTGCCGCAAAAGAAACTTCTGCTTTCGCTAAAAAGGTAGGGCCTAAATACTTCCAATCACAAAATCGACTGGTCACACCTCAAGATTATAAAACAGAAATTCTTCGGCAGTTTCCACAGATTAAATCACTTTTGGTATATGGTGGTGAAGATGAAGAACCACCACAGTATGGAAAGGTATTCATCGTCGCGAACACAAAAAGTTCTGTTCCTCTATCCGATCAGGAGAAGGAAGGAATTGTTCGGAACATCATTCGCAAGAAAAATATAGTGGGTATCATACCAGAATTTGTACCTGTAGATTACACATATATCAGATTGAATATGGATGTTCTCTATAATTCTGAGTTTACTGCTCTATCGTCAGAAGCTGTTAAATCTATAATTCGCGATACTGTACAAACATATACAGACGATCAACTTGAAGATTTTGGCGAAAACTTTAGAGGTTCTACTGTTATCAGAAATGTGGTTGATTCTGAACCTTCTATTGTTTCTGTAAACTTGAGCGTTGGACTAGAAAAAAGAATTGATCCCTCATCTTTCTTGAATATAAAAAAGGATTATGATTTGACTTTCCCAGGCGGAATCAAAAAGAACATTTCTGGTACAAGTGTTCAAAGTAATGTATTTACAACAAATGGACAAAGAACCTATATCAAAGATAACGGTAATGGTGTTGTTCAACTGTATTATATCAACGGAAGAGGGGATCAGGTAATCTCAAATTCGAATGCTGGAACTATAAATTATGACACAGGAAAAATGGTACTGAAACAATTAAACGTTCAAGGAATTCCGAACGATTCTTTCATTAGAGTTTATGCTTCTTCTAAAAACACAGACGTTGAAGTGTCTCGAAATAGAATTTTGGTAATAGACGAAACTGACCCAACCTCGGTCAATATCAACATGAAACTTTCAAACGACACCCCATCATGAACTAAACCATGACTAACTACAAAAGAAACAAATTATCAAACTTAGTATCGGAAACACTTCCAGATTTTGTATCTTCGAGTTATCCTAAATTTGTAACATTTGTTGAAGAATATTATAAGTGGTTAGAGTCAAACGAAAATCCTTATTTTGCTCCTCTTAGTTTAAATGGAATGATCGACATCGACCAAACAGTCGATGAATTTGTTGATTATTTTAAAACTTATATTTTTCCAAAATTTCCAGATAGATATAAATCAGCAAAAGGTGATGTTCTTGATATCAAAAAGGTATTAAAAAAATCAAGAGATCTATACAAGGCAAAAGGAACTGAAGATTCCATTCGTTATGTTATAAGACTTCTCTTTGATGTTTATTCGGAGATTTATGTTCCATCAGAAGATATTTTTGTTGCCTCTGGGGGAAGATGGTATCAGCCGACTGTTGTTCGTTGTTTAGACGGAAAC